AGCATCGCCCCCGCCATACATCGTGGCGTAGATAAATGTCTTGGCTTGCGAACGAGTTTCTAGGCCAGCAGCCTTTTGATTGAAAGTGTGTATGTCGGACTCTAATATCTGTTCGGCGTATTGACCGCCATCCCGAAGCACTTCTGCGAGACATCGCAATTCAAGACCGGATAAGTCAGCACCTAGTAAACTCCAGCCGTCCGGTACAGTGAACAACTCACGACACTCCTGCCCATAGACAGAGCGAGTTGAGGGGACGGCGGCAAGGTTAGGAGATCGATGCGCTGCGCGACCGGATATAGAGCCACCTGACACGAGGTTATGACGAATCTTACCGTCAGCATCGACTAGCTTTAGCCACGCACTGCCGCCCTCAGATAGCATCGCAATACGCTTCTGCACTAAAAAGAATTCAGCGAGTTTTTTAGCTTCAGGGTAGTCGAGCGCAATCAATACATCTTCATCGATCTTGGCTTGACCACTAGGTGTATAAACCTTTGGCTTCCACTTGTATTTGTCGATCAGGCATCTAGCAATGTGCTGTCGAGAGTTCGGGTTAAAATGTACTACTACGACTTTGTCCACAGTGACACCCTTCTCGTAGCCTCTTGCCTTATTGTTGACCTTGGGTGTGAACGGAGTCCGTATTTCCCATGGTTCAAATAGCGTTGCGAGGGAGGTCTCAAGGTCTAATCGCTTCTGCGATAAAACACCGTACAGATCACCCGCCTTCTCCAAGTCAAATGTCCAACCGTTGTTACCGATGCGGAAACATATCTCTGCAAGATCATGCTCTAGATCAATACTTCTTTGAGAAAAGTCATTGTCTAACTCAAGCAACTTGAGAAGATCACAAGTGACATTCACATCCTGGATCATGTATTGGAGCATGTCTTCGTTGAAGGTCTCCCAGCCACCATCATAATCGCCCTTGTTGTTACCCAGTCGCATTCCCCAAGCCGCAAGACTGTGTGAACCATAGAAGCGTTTTAAGAAGCCTTCTGGGTGTGTCACGCGCATGGAGTCATCGGTCATCAGGTCTGCTTTGATCAAGCGAGAGAGTACTAGGGTGTCCGTAACCTTGCCCTTGGGTTGCCAGTCGGGATACAGCTTTTGGATAGCAGGTAAATCAAAACCAATCACGTTGTGACCGATGATCTCATCAGCACTTTCCAATCGGTCAAGCGCATCCTCAATCTCTTGTGGGCGATAGGTTTTCATTGCTTGAACTCTGCGATCACACTCTGCCAAGTCTCTAATTGCAATGCAGTGGATGGTCGTTAATTCAGGCAAGAGACCGTTGGTTTCAATGTCGAACACTAAGCGGCTCACAGTGCGAACTCATTTTGCACCGGACGCTTAGAGGTTAACTGTCGAGTACGAAAGAAATACGCCTTCTTGGGGTAGTGCGCTTGAAACAAACGAGCGTAATAGGGTCGATGGTTATTGTTTAGCTTAAAGCCCAGTTCATCGCGTGTTTCGATGTCTTGGTGCCACCGTATCCGCTCAAAGATCGCATAGGCAGAGTAGTAGCCTCTACCCGCGCCCATAGCAGCATTTGTGTAGCGTTTGAAGAGTTCCCAAACATGCGGGTTTTCTTGGTGGAACTTCATAAAGTTTTTTTCTAGACGAGTTTGCTCTGAAGACATTTTGTCTCTCCTTTGTTTTTACTTGAATTGGTTTGTTAGAATCGTTCGTTGGAATCGTCTACGAGGAGCCGATTTGTGGCGCGGTTGTATTGCAGGGTGTCAGCCATTCCTGTTTCACCTGTGAATCTATTTTTTAATAAGACTATCTCTCTAATATCAGCGTGTGGATCATCGTCAAGCTTCTGTAAGCCGATACAGAAGTCACTCAACATGGCAATCGATGACGATCCTCTAAGTTCTGAAATTCTTACCCGACCACCATCCTCATGGCCTTTACCTTGCGGTCTGGATAGGTGAGAGACAAGAAACAAACAAATGTCTAACTCGCGCACTAAAGATGACAAGGTGACCATGATAGAGTCAATCAACCGTCTTTCATCGGCCACTTGCCCTGTCGCTCCTGCTACTAAAACCGATATTGGGTCTAGGAATATGTACTTACAGCCCATACCTTTCACCATGTATTGGATGTTATTGATTACCTCATCCACAGTGTTAACACCCGAAAGTTGGTACATTTGTATTTCGTTGTCATCAGGGAAAATATCGACATACGCTTTGGAAAACTCCTCGTCAGTTACAATGCTCGTATCTTTAACAATGTTTTTATTGAGTTTTATACTAATTAAGCTACGCAATGTAACCTTCTCATGTTCCTCTAGCATGACCATGCCTATTTTGTGACCTTGTGCATGGAGGTGATAAGCTATCTCTTTTATGAAAGTACTTTTACCAGCGCCTGTACCTGCACAGATCGTTACCAATCCATTCCTAATACCACAGGTCATTTCGTTAATCTTTGGATAAGGGTAATCCGCAGTGCTTTCCTCTTCATCCCCATTCATAATGGATTTAAAAACATCAGCAGTTGAAACAATACCATCAGGCCGCCATATTTTAGATTGCCAAATTGCATCAATAATTGCCTTACCTTCGCCTTTTTGAAGGCACTCATTTGCATCCTTATGTGTTAGTTTGGCAATCTTTACCTTACCGATAGGAAGAGACTGAGCGCACTCTATAGCGGCTTTCTGCCCTACCTCATCTTGATCAAACATTAAGATTATTTCTTCAAACTGATCTAGCCAATCCCAAGCCGCAATGAGTGCTTTCTTGCCGCTAGTAGCACCTTGACAAAGGCTTACGGTCGGCCATTTGTTACCTTGAATTTGTGACACGCTCATTGCATCAATTTCGCCTTCGGTAATGACTAATTTACGACCACCGTTCCACAGGTGTTGCCCGAATAGTGTCATCTTCTTAGCGTTACCCAGTATTGAAAAGTTCTTGCTTGAGTCTCTTACTTTTTGAGCGCAGACCACGCCATCTTCATCCCGATAGTTAGCGATCTGGTGCGGTCTACCCTTGTAGTCATTAGTGACTTGGTAATCAAACTTACGACAAGTCTCCTCTGTGATCCCGCGCTTGGTGAGCGTTGTGTAATAGCCGTCTATCAAGTCCACATTACGTTTCTTGTGTTGCTGTTGAGTGACCTCTGATCCATCGCCTTGCTGCCATGCTTGGCAACCGAAGCAAAAAGTGTGACCGTCCGTATAGACAGCATTGTTGTCTTTGCTACCACACGCCTCACACGGCAAATGATGTAATTTTGTTGCATCGCTTGGCTCTAAATTAGTTTCCATATATACCCCTCTCTCTCTCTCTCTCTTACAAATAAAAAGGGGGCAACCTTTCGGCCACCCCCCTGCTCTCCTTTAGCTGTCTATTCGACCAGCCACTCACTTGGTATCGTTTTATGCGCCCAGCGAAAGCCATGCTTATCGCAATAGCTTCCGTAGGTGGTTTTCGATGCTTTGTAGAGTTTGTTGTTCGCATTAGAAAACACGAATCTAATGTCAATATCTGGGTGCTGCTCTGCGATATAGTGATGCTTTTTCCTGTCTTCTAAATCCCAGATGCCTTTGGTTTCGACATAAAAAAAGCCACCCTTTTTCGGCAGCTTAAAGTCTGGGGTGTACTTAGATATTCGGGAGGGAACATGGTAAGTTATCTTGTCTGTCTCATAACTTAGTTCGAGTCCCGCATCAGTTATTTGCTTCGAGATTTTCGACTCAAGACCAGAGCGAAACCCATTAGCAATACCAACAGCTTGTACCTTAGAATCGGCTTGCAGATTCTTGTACCATCGTTTCTTCGTCTGCATCCTGCTCATCTACGGTAAACTCCTCTTTGAGAATTTCTTTGGCAATGTAGCCTCCATCCACAGCGTCAAAACCGCTGTCATCGCCATCGTTGCTACCGGAGATCGGCGTGATGACTTGAACCTTTTTCAGTTGAAGAGAAATACCTTTGCTCCCACTGACGCTGTAAGCTGAAATCGTACCGCCCAGTTTTAGCGTTGAGCCACCCCATAGCTGGGGTACTTGATCGCCAGCCATTATTTCGCCTTTGGAATCGAAGAACATCGGGGCATACTTGGACTTTACTTTGACTACCGTTTGCCCAGTGTCTTCATCTCGATTGAACGGAGTCTTAAACTTTGCTTTGTCACCGAACTCTTCACGACCAAGCCGCTCACATGCTTCGATCAGTTCGTCACAGTTCTCCATCGAGAGCGATGTCTTATAGACACCTTCGGGGTTGAACTGGGTGTCTGGGGTGTTTAAGTGGGGATAGACTGCTGTGCCACTGGGCGTAGTGAATTTAATTCTTTGAGCCATCTGGACTCTCCTTAGTGTTTGATTGGTTGGGTTTAGTTTCTTCAGGGTGTGTGATGTAACTCGCAAGACTGATAGACAATCTTTTGGCTTCATCAATGAGCGTAAGAGGAAGTCTTTCACCTCTTTGCATACATATTTTGGCAAGTGCATAAGCACGGTTTTTTGGTGTCACTATGATGATTTCCGTGTAAGGGTTTCATATAGGTGGACACAATAAAAAACCCACTAAAAGTGGGCTTCTGGGGAGGGTAGTTTGGGGGGTGGTGTTACAAAGTCTTAGGCGAAGCAGAAATCCGAATCGGCTATCTTAGCGAGATCAAGATCACCCTTAGACGGTCGAGGTAATGCTTCTATTTCAGAAGTATCTGATAGCTGCTGGATCGTAGCTTCCCAGATTGCTTCATACAGACAATAGTCATCATACTGATTAATAAAAGTTTCTCTGACGATCCGAAACAAGTCCCAAGCATGTTCACACGGGACAGCAAAGGAGTCGTGAATCATCATCATGTCTGTGATGCCGTTTGCCTTGAGCGCAAGCACAGTAGACAAAAGATGCGAACTGTCCATCGAGTGAATAATATTTGGTGAGATACCACTTTTGGACTGTCGAACACAGATGCGATCAGAGGGTGTGTTAAGCGTGATCTGAGCGCGTTTCTTGATACCCGCAACTCGATCATACAAATACACTTTTACTTTCTGAGTGTTCCAGAGTGTCTTCTTCTGTGTCACTGGAAACCCAATGGGGGTACGCCAGTGCATTGGCTTATTTTCATTCGCTAACGCCCCAGCACACTTACGAAAGAACTCCATTCCTTCGGCTGCGGGGCTTAACACTTGCTGGACGCAACCATAGCTGATACCCGCGAGAAATTGTGCGGCCTTATCCTGGGCTTTATGATCACCAAAAGGGTGCTTTATAGGAGTCTTGCTGTGTAGCACTTCATCCGTCAATTCCTCCATGATTTGCTTCTTGATCTGAGTCGCAAAGCCATACTTCACTGACGAATAAACGAATGTCATGCAGTTGGTTTTTAACTCTTTGCGTCCAATGCCATAGTCTATCCACAGATCAGCCAGCACCTTGTCTTCACTACCCGTAGCAGACCCTTTTGAGATCGCGTTGAGTACTTTGTTCACTGCATCCGCAAGTGTCTGATATACGTCCTGTGGACGCTCAGTGGGCACTAAGTTAACCAGCTTGCCAGTGGTTTTATTCCGCGAAGCCGCACTGTAATGTTGCGAACCACTGCATGAGCCATCGAGGGCTGGGGGTATACCACAGACATAACCTTCACCTTGGAATTTGTACTTACCCCACTCTAGACACGCAGCAAAAAACTGTAGTGGCTTGTCTGCTTGAGACCAAAAATCAAAAGACGCTTGAGGATCGACTAAGACACTCAATATCAACTCTTCGTTCTCAAGAAACCATTTAACTCTGTCTTCAAGGCTCTCCTTGCTGATCTTCTCAAAGTCACCCGTATTGGCAATGTGTATCATCAGCCACTCATCGTTTTCGACTGTCAGAGGACTACCGTTAGCTAAAAGAAACATGGCTTTGATGTGATCATCACGGTGATAGTTAAAGTGGCTGACGGGATAAACGCGGCCTCTTGTGCAAAAACTCCAAGCCAGCCAAAACTTATCAAACTTAGCTAAGTCATTAGCACTGTCTAGGTCTCTTGCCATCACTATTGCACCAGATCGGATTGCCGCATTCTTTTCCTTGATCTTCTTTGAGGTAGACATGTGCCGTTTCTTTTCATCGTCATCCAGAGCAGACCAATCTTCAACACGCTGTAACTGCTCAAGTTCAACACTGCGAGGGAACTTACCGAACTCCTTGCCGTTTTCCCACGCCCACCGTACAGCATCAAGTACAGGTACGTTGATCTTGAGCGGTACAGCTTGGAGGATGTTAATGGCTTCAACATAGGCTGGTACTTCACCCTTTTCTTTGGCCTTTTTGAAGTCATTGGCGATGTCTTTTTGTACTTTAAAAGTTGCATCTTTTACGAGAGTGACCGAAGAAGCCAACTTTGGACAGTGGTATGCACCTGTCGAATAAGAAGCCCAAGGCTTGGGTGGAACCACGAATGCACCATACATCGGCTTGAGCCAGGATAGGGCTTCTTGTGACATTGCTATGGCACATTGGGCATCTTGGTGCATTCTACAAAACTTGCTGGTGTTGTTCTTTGTGTACTCAACTTGCTCATAGAAGATGTGAGAGAACTCAGCCACAGCATTCCAAATGGGAGTACCTGCTTTGGTGATTAAGTCGCTAGACCACTTTTCTCTGCTATAGCCACTTTTGCCTGCTAGAGACTTAGCCGCTGTAAGTCTCTTCTTATCGGTTGAATGGGATTTAACGACAAGCTTGGCAATCTGTTTAGACTTCTGTGAGTCAAAAGCTTTCAACCCTGCTGCCCAAACTTCTGTCTCAATGCGTCTACCAATAGTCGTGATAACTGTCGTGGTGCTACCGTTCATCCCTACAGCATCCATCGAGGCATTGAGTCCGATGAACGCTAGGACTTCGGGCTGCACATCTTGTACCAATTCTAGCCAAAGTGACTTACGACCCTTCGTCTTCTCTTGTTCGGCTTTGATCCCACTGGCGAGGGCGGCTGCGACCCGCTCAATGGCACCCTCAAGGACTCTGAAGTGTGTCTCTGATTTACTCAAGTGCTTTTGCTTTGCGGCTCTCGCTTCAAAGCGGTCTACACCGTCCTGTCTCATTTTTGCTTCTCTAACCAACTGTGTCTCTAAATCTGTCTCTTGCGTAACGGTCTGCGTATCGTTGTCCAGCATTGTTATTATCCCCTCTCGTCTGTTCGCACCACATAAGTATCATATAGGTGGACAGAAATGATTTGCTTAGTAATTAGACCTCAAAGTGGGTCTTGTTTTAGTCACTTTGTTAGCATGTCAAGTGACCCTAAATTCTTAGCAGTGTCTTTTGTACACTATTCACTTTTCGTTGGCTACTATTCACTACCGATTTATTAAAGAAATATAAAAAGGCATACCGCCTGAACACGATATACCTCTATTTACTCATTGAATTTACCTACAGGGAGCCAATCATCTTCATCACAACCCCCTCATCTCTGTGTACATATTTGGCGGTGGTGCTTTCGCTCTTGTGACCAACGAAGTTGCCTATCTGCTTTAAATTGAAGCCTAGCGATGCAAGTTTGGTACAACAGGTGTGCCTACAGCAATGTGGTACAAAGTACTTATCATTGGGCGCAAGCTTTCGTCTAGCGACATGCCATGCGGCATAAAAAGCCTTTCTAGAGAAGAACAGGCTTGGCTTAAAGTTGAGTGCCTCAAGTGCATCAAACGCCTCTTCAGACAGGGGTATGTCTCTGTCAGAGCCGTTCTTTGTTCTAAAGAGATGCACGGTGCGTCTGTCTGCCGATAGACTGCCATAGACAGCATCAGGTGCGACCTCGGCTACACTAAGGCCGATGTTGACTACCTCACTTAGCCGCATACCTGTTTTAAGCAAGATGGTAGTTACATTGGCTGACCAAGGTGAACGTGTAGCATTCAGGACATTGATCAGCCCTTGCTCTTCTTCTGGTGAAAAGAACCGTGGTCTACCGCCTTTGTCTTTTCGCCAAACGATATGGGGGTTGATGTCGGTCTTAGTCTCGTTGCCATAGTGCTTAAAGACTTTAGATACAGCGGCGATGTAACGGTTTTGAGTACCGTCTGATTTACCTTGCTCTTCAGACAAGTGTCTGAGGAAGTTGTATATGAGTTTTGGTGAGTAGCCTGAAATCGGCCTGATCGAATGATCAAAGAATTCGCTGAAACGCGAGATTTTCGCTAAAGAGCGTTTGCGGTGTTCCATACATTTCCAGATGTCATTTGCGTTGTCTTGAGCAAATGCCAGGATAGTAGGGGTGGTGTTTTTTCCGTGGGTCGTTATACTGCTGTCGGTTATTTTAGCCATGGGATTTACAGTCCTCTCTCTTGTTGCTGAGTTTGAGGTCTTGTGTATAAATGTAGGACTAACGACTCCAAAGAGGCAGCCGTTAACCCTAAAACGGGTATTTTCATCCCGATAATCCTTTGTCCAAAGTAGCAAAAGCTTCGTAAGTCACTGATTTACTTAGCAATGGAATGCCAGTGTGGTGGAATTGGTAGACACACGGGATTCAAAATCCAAACGCGCACCCTCAAGCCAACCTTCTAGCAAAACCACATATCTTTCAGTTACTTAGCAACTCTTAGCGTTCTATTGTGGACAAAGGACTCATTCACAACTAGACCAAGAACTGTTGATTCTACGCTTTAGATTTATCTTTTGCAAATTCACGGTGAGATGACACTGCTGTGTTTTTAGCTTCGGGACGGGGACGATTGTCTACAGGCTTGATTCCATAGATCAAGTCATAGTTACTGGAGTAAGCCTTTGAGTCTGTCGGTCTTTGGATTGAGCCTTTTGACATATTATTTTCCTTGCACTTGCTTTGTTTTCTCAAAGCTTCTCATGCCACCCAAACCTAAGAGTCCCATCAGTACAGGCATCATTGTCCCTGTGTCAGCTTGAGGTATAGATACCCCAAATCCAGCCGCGATTGGTGAGATTAAAAAGTTAACAGCCATACCAATTACACAGACCCAACCTGTCGCTGGTCTCCAAGAACTTTGGAACCAGTTTCCTTTTGCTTCTGCTGTGTTGAGTTTGATTTGACTAAGAGCCAATTCCTGCGCGTGTTTCTCTGACATAGTCGCAATTTCGTGAGCGATCTTTTCTTTGACTGTTGCATCTGGAATCCATTTGTCGAGTAGCCCCGCTACCGGAGCAATCAATTGTGAAAGCATTTTGCTATCTCCTAAAAATCTAGTAAGCCCACATCACAGGATGCCTATCGTCACCCAACTTGCGGATGTCAACATGCACAAAGCTACGGTGTACTCCAATACCTGTAAATCCAAGTTCAATCGCTTTCTGAACAATTTTGTACATCTGTGTTCCATCTTTATATTTAATATCTGCTGCAATACCTTGGGCATGTGTTCCTACTTTCTCCTTTCGTTTTTCTATTGAGTGGGTTGGTGACCTGAAACCGGAAGTCACGATGAATGGGAATCCACAGGCTTCTCGCAATGTATCAAGCTTGTGAATAAATATAGGTTTCATTTGGTTTTCTCCAGTTTCCTGGCAGTCAAAGTCTTCAGTCCTGAAGTACTGGTAGCGACCAGTCATAAGCATCTCCTTTTAAGGTGCAAAAAAAAGCCCACCGAAGTGGGCCAAAGTGTTTCGTTTTACTTTCGTTTTCTTAGTTTTTGAATTGTGTCGGATTCCCAGATTCTTAGGCCAAGCCATATTATTGTGAATAGGCTGGCAGCAGGCGGCAACCATGCAGCGAGAGAAGCGAGTGCTGTTGTACCAGCAACCACATCGACCATATCTTTCATTTCATCATCCATTTGCTTGACCAATTATTGCTGAGATTATTAAATAAATAATGTATGCCATTGCAGAACAACAGACACACGCTATCGAGTTCCAAAAAAAAGCTTTCCTTCGTCTCGCTTGAGCATAGACAGTAGCTTCGCGCTGCTCTCGTATCTTTCT